CGCCGAATGGTCCCCCCCGCCCGGAGTCCGCTGGCAGGACCGCGAATGGTGGCCATGGGCCAACCCGGCGCTCGGCACCACCGTCACATGGGACGCCCTCGAGGCCGCCGCCGAAACACCCGACAAGAACGCTTTCCTCCGCGCCCACCTCAACCTATGGATCTCTTCGGCGAACTCGTGGCTAGCCCCCGGCCGCTGGGACGAATGCCAAACCACCGCCCTCATGCCCGACGGCGGGATCCTCGCCATCGACTCCAGCCTTGATGAATCCCGCTATGTCGGCGTCCGCGCCTACCGCCGCGACGACAAGAAGATCCAAGTCGCGCCGGCGTTCATCGTCGAATCCGAGGACGAACTCTGGGCCAAGGTCGAGGAGCTCATGGCAAACCGCGATCTCCAGCTCGCCGTGTCACCGTCGCTCGAGATCCACACCCCCAAGACATGGAAGCCACGCACCCGCACCGTCGGCTACGGCGAGCTCCTGAAGTGGACCGGCCTCGTCCGCGCGATGATCAACGAAGGCAAAGTGGAGCACGGCGGAGAACTCGCCCTTGCCGAGCACGTCTCACGCGCCGTCCTTGTCAAACAATCCGGCAACGTCGTCCTCAGCTCCCAGAAGAGCCCGGGGCCGATCGAGCTCGCCCGCTGTCTCGTCTGGGCGACAGCTCTCGCATCCGCCGCACCCTCCAAAGCGCGCGTCGCCATCGGCAGATCGTAGACATCCGATCAACGCTGTGGGAGACTCCGCCTAGTGGCACTCTTCAAGCGCACGACCGCCAAGCCCGCCGTCGCCGTCAAAGCGGCATCCGGTGGAGCCGGACAGATCGGCTCGTTCCTCGGCTATTCAGTCGGGACTGCTGAGGAACGAGCTCTGTCGATCCCGACGATCTCGCGTTCCCGCTCCATGATCTGCTCCATGATCGCCGGCCTCGACCTCAAGCAATACCAGCTCGTCTGGAACTCGATCGACGAGGAATACCAGAAGGTCTACCTCCAAGGCGAAGGCTGGTTCACCCGCCCCGACCCCAAGGTGCCGCGCCAGTTCATCATGGCCAACACCGTCAGCGATCTCATGATGTACGGCCGCGCCTTCTGGTACATCACCGCCCGCTACTCAACCGGCTTCCCAGCCGCGTTCACATGGCTCCCCCACTCCAACGTCGAAACTCCCAACCAGCAGGGCCCGCAGTGGTGGGGAATGCCCGACGAGGTCGAGTTCAACGGCGTCATGCTTGACACCGCCAACGTGATCTGCTTCCTCGCCCCCGACCAAGGCCTGCTCTACACCGGGGCCCGCTCCGTCGACATCGCCATCCGCCTCGACGCCGCCGCCCGACGCTTCGCCCTCACCGAGATCGCGGCCGGCTACCTCCAACAGAAAGACGGCTCCGAACCGATGACCGCCGAAGAACTCGGCGAACTTGCCTCCGGCTGGGCGTCCGTCCGCCGCGAATCCGCCATCGGCGCCCTCAACTCCGCCGTCGAGTTCAAAGAGTTCCAATCGGACCCCAGCAAACTCCAGCTCGTCGAGGCGCGCAACCATGCGGCGCTTGAGATGAGCCGCCTCGCCGGTGTCCCCGCCTACCTCGTCTCCGCACCGACCAGCAATGGAATGACGTATCAGAATGCGCAAGAATCCCGCCGCGACCTGTGGCTCTGGGGCGCGCTCCCATACGCCACCGCGATTGCCGAACGACTCTCTATGGACGACGTACTCCCCCGCGGCCGCCATCTCGAGTTCGACATCGACGAAGCACTCGCGCAGGCCGGAATGATGGAAGAACAACAGACCGACCAAGTACTAGAGGACCAGCTCGGATGATCAGACTCGCAGTCACAGACCTCACGATCGACGCCGCCGCACCAGACGAACCCCCCACCCGGTCGATCACCGGGCTCGCCGTTCCGTGGGGCGTCACCACCATCGACTCGCTCGGCACGTCCGTCCGCTTCGAGGCAGGCTCACTGTCCGAAGAAGGCCGCGCCCCTAAGCTCGTCGAGAGTCACGATCTGTCCAAGGTCGTCGGCCTCGTCACCGAACGCGTCTCCACCGATCAAGGCATGATGTTCACCGCCAAGATCGCCCCCACCGCCGCGGGCAACGACGCCCTCGAGCTCCTGAAGATGGGAGCCTTGGACGCCGTCAGCGTTGGAGTCGAACCGACCAAGTTCAAGTTCGACAAGAACGGCACCATGGTCGTCACCGCCGCCAACTGGCACGAGCTCTCACTCGTCGCCGTACCGGCCTTCGATCAAGCCCGCATCACATCTGTCGCCGCTTCCGCCCCGGAGGACGACGAAGAACCCCAACCCGAATACCCAGAGCCCGAGGAGGACTCATTCATGTCAGAACCCACCCCGGTCGCCGTCGAGGCCTCAGCCCCGACCGTGATCCCCACCCAGCCGATCTTCGCTGAAGCCCGCCGCGACTTCAAGCTTCCCTCGGCCGGCGAATACATCGCCAAGTTCCTCGCCGGAGGCGCCGAGTTCGCCGAGTTCAACGCCCGCATCCGCGCGGCCGCTCCAAACGTCGAGACCACCGACACCCCCGGCATCCTCCCCGAGCCGATCGTCGGCCCGGTCTACAACAACTTCCGCGGTCTCCGCCCGGTCATCGACGCCATCGGCGCCAAGGCCATGCCCGGAGGCGGCAAGGTGTTCCGCCGCCCCAGCGTCACCACCCACACCACCATCGGAGCCAGCAACGGCGAAAATACGGCGCTCGATCAGGGCACCTTCGTCGTCTCCGACAATCAGGTCACCAAGGGCGTCTACGGCGGCTACGTCCGCCTGTCCGAAGAGGACCTCGACTGGACCGACCCGAACGTGCTCGCACTCCTGCTCGACGACATGAGCCGCGTCTACGCCAACGAGACCGACAACGTGGCCGCCGACAACCTCATCACCGGCATCACCAACAGCAACAACTTCACGGCCGCCAACATCGCCGACCCGGTCGACTGGGTGACGTGGATGTACACCGCCGCGTCGGACATCCTTTCGGCCTCCAACGGCTGGCTCCCGACCCACCTGTTCGTCGCACCGAACCGCTGGGCCTCGATGGGACAGCTCACCGACACCGCCGACCGTCCGCTGTTCCCGCAGATCGGCCCGATGAACGCCTTCGGCAACATGGCCCCCGGCACCGCCACCGCGACCGCCTTCGGCCTTCAAGTCGTCGTCGACCGCAACTTCGCCAGCGGCACCCTCGCCATCGGCCACCCCGACGGCTTCGAGATCTTCGAACAGCAGAAGGGCGCGATCTCCGTGGAGGCCGCCGACGGCTCCCTGTCCCGGTACATCAAGTTCCGCGGATACTTCGCCACGCTCATGCTGGACGACACGAAGTTCATCAAGGCCGCGTTCGTCTGATCTGCCCCTAGGAGTCTGGATCATGGCGACGTTCACAGTGACGCATCGGATGAGGATCGACGACATCGTCGTGATCCAGACTCTGGACAACACCCCCATCTCCGTCGGCGACTCGATCACCGTCGCCGGCCTCGGCAACGGCATGGACGGCACCTTCACCGTCCTTGACGTACCGACCTACCTGTTCACCGGTGTCGACGACGAAGGCGACTACACGTTCGACTTCAACGAGATCATTCTCAACCAGTACCTCTACGCCGACACCGGCGACGAGGTCGAGCGCGATACTGCGGATCCGTTCGGGACGATCACATGGACCCAGACGTGTACATGGATCACCTCGAGCAACGTCACCGAATGGCTTGGCATCGCCACCGCCACCGCCAACGACACGGCCTTCATCGCCACCTGTGTCTCGGCGGCCAACGCGTGGAGTTTTCGACGCAGAGCCGCGGCCGGATACACTGACAGCCTCACGACCAGCCCTTCCGGGGCTGTCACGCTTGGGACGACCATGTACGCCGCCTCGCTCTACCGTCAACGTGGAGCTGTGGATTCGTTCGCATCCTTCGACCAGATGGGCAACGCGATCCCCAGCCTCTCCCACGGCGAGATCATGCGCCTGCTAGGCATCAACAGGGCTCAGGTGGCATGAAGTGGCATCCGGCATCTTCATCGAGGCTCAGAACGCCCTCGTCTCCACCATCACCGGCCTCGGTTACACCGCCATCACCGACCCCCGAAACATCCGCCCCATGTCGGTGCTCATCAGCCCTCCGACCTTCGAGACCTTCACCTACAACGTCGGCGACATCACGTTCACGATCAGCATCGTGGCCGCACCTCCCGCCAACCAAGACGCCGTCGACTACCTGCTCACACAGGTGGACACGCTAATGAACTCGGCGCTACCCATCACCTCCGGCCGGCCGTCCGTCGTCACCATCGGCGGACAAGAACTACCGGCCTACGATCTGACCGTGAGAATCGCCTCACGGCGCAACTAAGGAGCCCCACATGGCAACCACGACCTACCTGTCCAACCCCACCGTCAGCGTCGGCGGCGTCGACGTCTCCGACCAGTGTAAAGCCGCGACCCTCACCGTCGGCTACGACCAGCTCGAGACCACCGCGTTCGGCGACACCGGCCACAAGTTCACGCAGGGCCTCCAGTCCGTCGAAGTGACCCTCACGCTGTTCAACAGCTACGGCGCCGGCGAGATCGAAGCCACCCTCTACTCCGT